AATAAAAGTTCTGCAGATTTTGGATTATGCCTTGCGGAAACGCCCTCTATTCCATCGCCGGAGCGGGACGTGGAAAGAGTGCCGATAAGAGGGAGGCATGGATCGCTTACAAAGAAGTACGGGTACAAGGATATTTCCTTCAGTGTATCCCTCAATCTTCTGGAAGATGATGGAATCAAAGATAAACTAAGATACATCAGAGCATGGATACTGAATGCGAAGAAACTGCAGCTCAGCGATGACACGGTCTTTTATCGTATCAAGGAGTCTAACATCCCAGATATTGACAATGAACTGAACCTCCTCGGAAAATTCGAAGCAAATTTCGTGGCGGACCCTTTCCAGTTCAAAGAAAGTAAAATTATCACCCTGAATGCACCGGGAAAGATATTATATAGTGGAACCATTGAATCCGAACCTTATATTAAAATATACGGTTCCGGAAACGGATCCTTGACCTTTAACAATGACGTGATTCATTTTCAAGATATCTCAGAATACATCGAGATTGACTGTGAGAATCAGCAAGCCTTTAAAGATACAGAGCCCAGGAACAACAAAATGATTGGAGATTATCCGGTTCTCCAGCTGGGAGAAAATGAAATTTCATGGACTGGAGGAATCACGAGTATTGAGATTGATGTAAGTGAGGTGTATTTGTAGTGCTGATATTGTATAACAAAAATGAAAGACAGTTTCTGAGTAACGGTATTGGAAGACTAGACAAAGACACCTTTGATGACAAGGTGCGGGAAGAGCTGAACGGGATCTATAAGCTTGAGTTTAGCTATCCCATTCACGCACCTCACTCCAAGGATATCAAAAACGATAATATAGTCAGGGCTACTGTTCCGGATGGAGAGCAGGCCTTTTTTATATCCAGAATCGTAAAGAAAGATGGGTACCTGAGAGTAACCGCGTATCACTTGTTTTATCGCCTCATATGGCAGCTCATTGAAGATATCAACATTGTGAATCTGAATGGCCAAGCAGCCCTCAACAGGGTGCTGGAAAATACAGAGTTTACTGGTGTGTCTGATATCGCCACAACGAAGAACATCAGAATAGTTCGATATAACGCTGTAGAAGCGATTTTAAACCCCGGGAAGGATAATACCTTAATATCTCGATTCGGAGGCGAACTCAAGCGCGACAAGCTTACTGTGATGCTGATGAATCGAATCGGTAGA